GATTAACATAGTAGTTCTCCATAACAATCGAAGAAATCTTTTCACCCCTGGTTGAATACTCCCAATAATCTTTCTCATAAATTCCTGGTTGCTTCTCAATCACCAGAGTTTCCCCATCAGGAAAAACTGCAGTCACACCCACAATCTTAAGGACGTTGATTAGTTTATTGTTTTTCTTCTTAAAATATTCAATAGGACGATTATGATTCACAATTTGAATCTCTACATCTGGATTCAACAAGCGACACAAATAAGCACGACTTGCAATATATCCTTCCCCAGGATCATTGTTACCATTATCCTTGTAAAGATTTGCCTGGACTTGAATTACGTCTTCTCCACAGAATACACGAGAAGGAATAAAACCAGACTTAGACTTCTTCAGTCCCTCACACTCACATACCTCTTGAATACTGTTGAATTGGACTGGATTATTATACTTTTCATATCCCAACTTATCAATCTTTGAAATCAGAATATCAGTACCGAAATACTCCATAGTTGCAAAATCGCAATTATGGGAATGACTAAAAGACCTTTGGGTTTTTTGAATGTCCCATGAGTTAGCAATCAGGTATGCAAAAGGAATATTACCCCACTTCTCAATGATAGAGATCTTCTTAGATGCTCTCTGAGAATTCATATTCCCAGACTCTCTTCCATTGTTTTTTGTTGCTTCTGCTGCAGCAATAGGAACACTATTCTCTAGAGGAGGTTGATCTCCTTCATAGAAAAGAAAATCTACAAATCCATTACCAGATCGTGACACCAATCCATAGTAAAACTCTGAGTACTGAAAACTCTTAATACCAGAGATCTTAAAGAAAATCTTACTATCAATTACAGTAAGATCATACTTTACATCTCTTATCCAAACGTTACCATTACATACCCAATGAATCAAGTTAAGAATGTCTGTGGAGAGTTGCTCTTCTCCAAGTACCCAAAGAGTTTTCATTTTTTTAACGCCCACAAAGGTCATTTTAGTTAGAATTGAGGGTCCTGTCAAGGTATTCTTTGAAAAGAATTTTCTCCATATTACTTGCTTCTATTTCCCATGGTTGATTTTCATAACAAACTTCGGTATAATCAATGTTTTTCCAAAGACGTTTTTTTCCTTTTTCTTTCATGAAACCCTTTACCCACTGGTAGACATGCCAAAGTTCATGTAGTAAAGTGGCAATATAATCTTCTTCTTTTAAAGAACTTTGAATTTCAATGAAAAAAGAACGAGGTCTATAGAATTGATCTTCAATACTTGCAAAACCATAAACACCTTCTCTTTTTAATCCTCTATGATTGACGATTAAATCAATTTTGTGTCTTGGTAAATAACTTTCAGTAAACCATAAAATTACGTTTTCACAGAGTCTTTTTTTATAACCATATCCAATAAATTTAAAAGAAAGCATGATTAATAGTCAATTCAGTTAGCTTTGTTGCCCAATGAAAAAACCAAATAATAGACCCCAGAAATAAAACCCTATCAAAAGTGTTGAACAATTACACACCTTTTTTGTGAACTGTTCAAATTCTAGACCACAACAAATCTTTTTTGTCAAGAAGTGGTCAGTTCAAAAAGTGTCCACTTTCTTTAAGAAAAAATGAGTAGAGAATTTGAGAAAAACGGTTGGTTATATCTAAAAAATATATTTACTAGATCCGAAATCGCGACTATTAGAAGGGGAGCATACAAAAATAATATAAACTTATATCAACCAGAATATGATAAAACAAGGGGAAATGTAATAATGTTTTATTCCCCAAAGTATGCAGTTTTTGCTGTAAAGAAAGCAAAAATAATTATTGAAGAATTAATTGGTGAAGAAATAATACCAACCTATTGGTTTATGACCGCATATCCCAATAAATCATATTTAAAATGTCATATCGATCGTCCGTCTTGTGAAATATCCTTATCAATTACAATTGATAGTCCCACAAAATGGCCACTACAAATTCTAGATTCTAATAATAAAAAACAAAAAATCAATATTGATATTGGTTCTGCACTTTTATATAAAGGAATTGATCTCCCTCATTGGAGATCTCCTCTAAATTGTGGTAAAAATGAAAATCATGTGCAATTGTTTTTGCACTATGTCAGAAAAAACGGTAAGTATAAAGAATATGCTTATGATAAAGATATTGATTGCTTTAATCTACTGAATCAAGATTAAGTATATCTAATCATAACAATTCCGGAACCACCCGCACCTCCTCCGGTTGAAAAGAAGGATCCTCCTTGCCAACCATTCCCAGAACCACCTCCACCTGCTCCACGATTAGCTGTACCGCTTCCAACAGGAGTTGCTCTAGTTCCTCCTCTTCCCCCAATACCACCAGAACCTCCATTTCCAGATGGTGCAAATGGTTGGGTATAATCATTATACTGACCACCACCCCCACCAGCAGCATAAACTGTACTAGTTCCGTTAAAAGCACTAGTTGCTCCGGAACCTCCTGGTCCAGCAGATCCAAAGGTAGAATATTTACTACCTCCACCACCAGCTGCACCACCGCCACCACCACCACCAGAATATCCTAGCTGTCTTCCCTGTCCACCATTAGTTCCTTGCGATGGGGAAGTTGCTGGAGAGTTTCCTGGGCCAATAGATCCACCTTCTCCACTAGTTCCTCCGCCAGATCCTCCCGCTACTCCCGGATACGCTGAGGAAGGATAAGAAGTTCCTCCACCACCACCTCCAGCAGAAGTTATTGTGCTGAAAGTACTTGGATTTCCACTTGGACCTCTTGCTCCATATGAAGTTCCTCCACCTCCTCCACCACCAACAGTTACGGTATAAGATCCTGCGGGTATTGTAATCGATCCTGTTCTGTATCCGCCGGCACCTCCTCCACCACCTGACCCCATTCCACCTCCAGCACCTCCAGCAACAACCAAATACTCTGCTGTTATTGTAGAATTTGCAGTGAAAGTTCCAGTAGAAGTAAAGGTATGAATTGTGTATCCACTTGCTGCAGTTACAGTTCCTCCAGTAGCATTTCCATAGGATAAAATTACAATCCCAGACCCACCAGAACCAGGTCCAGCTCCACCACCACCACCTCCACCAGTGTTTGCACTTCCAGACGCGCCACCAGCACCTACACCTCCATTACCTCCACCCCCAGTTCCTCCGGGCCCAGCAGGAGCAAAGGGTTGGGATGGGTTTCTATACTGTCCTCCCCCTCCCCCTCCCGCATAAGTGGATCCATTTATTGCAGAAACAGTACCGTTTCCCCCTCTTCCTGCAGATCCAAATGCAGAATACTTGCTAGCGCCCCCTCCAGAAGCGCCTCCTCCTCCACCTCCTCCAGGATATGATGGAGATCCATGAGCACCACTTCCCCCATTAAATCCTTGTGAAGGTGAAGTTGCTGGAGTATTTCCTGCTCCACCACCTCCACCAAAAAGTCCAATATAGTTTGCAGAAAATCCTCCACCACCTCCAGATCCTCCAGCTACTCCTGGAATAGTGGCAGGACTTCCTTGATATCCTCTACCGCCGCCACCCCCACCAGCGGAAGTGATAGTGCTAAAAACGCTGCTATTTCCATTACCCCTATCTCCCCCACCCCCACCAATAGTTGCTTGATACGTTCCTGCAGCAAAATTAGTAAATGTTCCTTGTCTAAATCCACCAGCACCTCCACCACCACCATAAGTAGAACCTCCTCCACCTCCTCCACCAACAACCATGTAATTTAAACTTGGGATTGTTCCAATACTGATAAAATTACCAGTAGAAGTGAAAGTATGTCTTTGAGATCCTCCGCTAGGACTCAATGATTCTGTTCCACCACTTGTAAGTTTTAATGTTGCACCATAAAAATTTGAAAATGCAATAGTGCCACTAGTAGGAATAGGATTATTTGCTGGACTTGGAAATACTTTACTACCTCCCCTATAGAATTCATCTATAGCATGTGGGGATCCATCCAAAAACTCTTGGGCAATTTGTAATAAGCTTATTTCTCCAGAACTAGGAAGTGGCATACTATCTAACTATTGCTCTATTATTTTATATTTATTTCCATCTAGGTCCAACAACCCACCCAACAATAGATCTTCTGCACCCAGATTTTACTTTTCTTACCCTATGTTTAGCTCTACTGTCAAAAATAATTACAGTACCTCTAGATTTTGGTGCAGTATAAAGTTGATTATTATCATCTAAAAATTGCATTTCTCCACCTTCATACTCGTCTTCACCAGAAAGTTGCAAACTAACTGATAGTTTTCTAACACTTTCTGACCCTAGTTTTACAAAATCTTCTTCTGTGTTTTTTGTTGGGTGATAAAAATTGGGAAGAGACATATCAGTATGCCAAGTATAATGACTGTCTTTGGTATAAATGCTATATTGAATCGTATCTGCTTCAAATCCGTTAATATCATAAAAGAAATTCTCATTATTGGCTTTTAAAATATAAGAATATAAAAGTCCAGAAAACCAACAATTTGCACCAACCCAACCAATTTTAGACTTTCTTGTTTTATAAGAAATCCTAAAATTGTCTACTTGCCCAACCTGACCGTCTTCTGTGGGAACATTTTCTAGATCTTTTTCGAAGATATTAATAATTTCTTCTGGCATTTTGGTTTCATACCACACAGTTTGAAATGACATAAAAATAATAACCTCATTGGATACTAGGTATATAGTTGATCTTATTCAAGAAGATTTTTCCAGTTTAGTTCTGATTCGACCCAGACATAAAATGATCCGTGTATTATTGGTTTTGGTACAGGAGGATCCCATTCCATAGTTTCTTCGTTTAGAGTCCAACTAGGAAATGGTTGTTCTCCTATAAAACAGTCTTTATCTTCCCTGTAGGTATCGCCTACGCAAGCATACCTTTTCCTAAAGTTCTTATTATAAGAAGTTTGTTTCCAATTTCTATGTCCAAACAAACTTTCTAAAAAATTTACTCCAATTTCTTCAATTTCTTCACCATTTTCATTTATCATATCTTCATTTCCCACAACAATGACTTGCTTTACAACATTGTTTTCATCTAGTTCTGCAAAATGTGCCATTTTTTACTTACTCCAGAATTTATTTACAATAATCGTAATGAAAGAAAATTTGATGACTGAAAAAATTATTAGGGATTATTTTTTTAAATAAATTATTAGAATCCCTGACATTCTTAATAGTTATATTTCTTTCTAAACTATTTTTATATATTAAAGCTCCACCATCACATAGATTGACTTGGTGAATCTCTTCAGTATCAGTTTTAATATAAACTATAGTTTTATTTGATTTTGAACTTAATTGATATCTTACACAAATATCGGAGTTTTGATTAAAATGATTCAAATTTCCACTTGAAGATGTATAAAATTTGTCATAGTACGATTTTTTATACAAATTTGCATTCAAAACACTTTCTAAAATATTTTTAATTTCTTCAAAACATTTGTAATACTCTTGAGAAAAAATACTGAAGACATTATTTTTTCTTAGATTTTCGTATTGGTGATTTTTAAAATATCTAGTGTTATATAAATCTTTTACCAACATATATCCATATTTTTCAAAATATTGAGACGCTCCATAAGGAACAGCTGGATATCCCTCGTCAATAGAAAAATAAACCCCTAAAGAATTATGCTTCTCCATGATAGGGGGAGATTGTTTAATAATTTCGTTCATACTCATTAAAAAATAAATTAATAACTACATTTACTGTATATTTACAATATCTATCCATTCTCCAGTTTCTTCATTCCAAATAAATAATGATCCATCTATAGGAGTTGGTTTTGGTACAGGGGGTTTCCAAGTATTACTCTCTTCGCTTAAAATCCAACTTGGATATGGTTTTTTATGAATGAATATATCTTTGTCTTGATCGTAAGATCCTCCTATTTCAGCATAATGTGCCCTAAAGTTCTTATTATAAGAAGTTTGTTTCCAATTTCTATGTCCATATAGATTCTCTAAGAAAGAGATTCCTAAATCTTCATCTTCCACTCCATTTTCATCCAAAATTACATCGTTATCAACAACAACAACTTGCTTTACGATATTATCTTGATTTAATTCTGCGAAATGTGCCATATCTCTCCAATAAGTTGTATTAAGCAGTATAAGCTGTCAAATATCTGACAATAATAATTCCTGACCCCCCAGCAGATGCAACCCCTCCACTAGGAGTAGGTCCTTGGAAAGGAACAAAATCTGCACTAGCTCCTCCTCCACCACCACCTCTATTTGTAGCGCCAGCTGTGGACCCAGTAAAACCTACACCCCCATTGCCTCCAACACTAGATCCACCAGATCCAGCAGGTACGTATGGCTGTGTTGGGTCATAATATTGGCCACCACCGCCACCGCCAGCATATTCAATACTAGATCCGGATATACTAGAAGAAGTTCCAGAACCACCTGGGCCAGCGGTAGCAAAAGAAGAAGTTTTATTGCTTCCACTAGTACCAGCTCCTCCTCCTCCTCCACCGCCAGGAAATGAAGTAGTTCCTCTATTTCCATACCCGCCGGGATTTCCCTGTGAAGGTGAAGTTGCTGGAGTATTTCCTGCTCCACCAGGAGCAGTATATGGAGATGGGTCGTAAGGACCACCACCTCCTCCAGATCCTCCAGAAGCTCCAGAAGCTCCATATGATCCACCCCCGCCACCACCGGTAGAAATAACGGAGGCTCCAATAGAACTATCTCCACCAACTCCACCAGATCCACCAGGAACTGCCGCTCCACCGCCACCAACAGTCATTGTGTATGTTGTTCCAGTAGACATAGACATAGATCCTGTTCTATATCCACCGGCACCACCGCCGCCAGCCTGATATGCACCACCAGCGGCGCCACCAGCAACAACCAAATATTCCATTGTTGCTCCTGGAGGAGCATAATTTATTGAGAATGATTGTGTTGAAGTAAATGTATGAATTGTATATCCACCGGAAGTTGTTGGGGTTCCTCCAGAAGCAGAAATATATAGCTTTGGCCAACTGTTATTTCTTAATGCAGTAAAAACTTCTCTTATACCCCAAACGCCATAAGCGTTAGTTGTATTAGAAATTCCTGTAGTACCAATAAATCCTCCATTTCCTGGCATTATGAAATCTCCTCGTAACTAATATTAATATCTATTGCGCTGGAAGAAGCTGCGTATGCTTGAATTTTTTCATTCTCTTCCAAGTAAAAAGTTGCGTCATCTTTTCCAATGAGAACCAAAGATGCTCCGATTGGCACGGGAATATCGTATGCCAAATAATATGTCGTAGATACCGATAAAATCGAAACCCTCACAGGAACCGTGGCAGCTCCTTTATTTGCAAGTATGATGCTATTTATTTTAAAAACTTTATTACTTCCACTGGTGTTTGTAACTCCAGTATCTGCTAAAGAAGTAGTAGCTGTATAATGAGCGGATTTCCCAGTAATTGTAGTAGTGTTTACAATATTAGGTGCGGCCATTTGTGATACCTCTTATTTTGTTGAATTATAGAACAAGTGAAAAAGCAATTACTTGCCCTCTACTAGGTAGAGCTGTGTTGTTAGCGACAAAACTAGAGGCTGTCACAATTCCAGTGTAATTTGCATTTGGAACGTTAACTATATTCCTGTCGTTATCAATAACGGTCGTATTACTAATTTTGACTGCCATTTTCGTGTCTCCACTAGGCTAGGGGATATTAATATTTATAATAACTTACGTTCAAGATCTTCTACTTTCAAAGTCAATTCTTTAATAGCTTCGATTAAAACACCAACGAAACCATTATAATTGACTGTTTTAGAGTCTCCTGTAGATACTAGTTCTGGAATAACTTTCTCCACTTGCTGGGCAATAACTCCCATTGAAGGTTTGTCATCATATTTCCATTTGAATCTAACTCCTTCGATACTGTTAATTAATTCTAGGGCATTGTCAATCACACTAATATCTTTCTTTAAATTAATATCAGAAGTAGAATTAAAGTCGGTTGCGGTTATAATACCAACCCCAGCATTTACGCCTGTTCCATTGGCCTTAACAACAGAACCAAAAGTAACCGTAGTGCCATCAAAGGTTAAATTGTTTGATCCAGCGAATGCCCCACCATTATTGTACTGGACAGTTTGATTGGATCCTGCAGGATTTCCTGGAGGTGTGTTTGTTAAATTAGAACCGTCTCCATAGTAGTAAACTGTAATACCTATACCACTAACATTTCCATTTGAAATTAAAACATTACCGATAGTTGCAATTCCAGTATAATTTAAGTTAGTACCTCTAGTATTGACAATATCACATACAGTATAATTAAGACTTGTTCCTTGAGCACTAGTAATTGTAGATACTCCCGTATAGTTGATATTGTTGCCTCTTATTGCCGCAATAGTCCCTACACCGGTATAGTTTACAAAAGCACCTGTTAATGTTGTTACTATACCTGAAGTTGCATATAAATTACCAACGTATGAATTTGTATTGTTGTGAGTGGTAGAATTAAATGTAGCAATGGTGCCAATACCACTGTAGTTTAAATTAGTACCTCTTACTGCAGTAATATCTCCAACAGCATAAGTTGCTGTTGATCCGGATATAGACGTTACAACTCCAGTGTTGATATATGAATTATTGCTGTATAGATTCGTATTATTAATTGTCGTTGGATTTAATGTAGTTATGTTAGAGGTTGTTGAATTAAATGTAGCAATGGTGCCAATACCACTATAGTTTAAATTAGTACCTCTTACTGCAGTAATATCTCCAACAGCATAAGTTGCAGTACTACCAGAAATAGATGTGACTACACCAGTATTAATGTATGAATTATTGCTGTATAGATTCGTATTGTTAATTGTTGTTGGATTTAGTGTGGTTATATTGGAAGTTGTTGAATTAAATGTGACAATAGTTCCAATACCACTATAGTTTAAATTAGTACCTGTCGCATTGGTAATAGTACCAATACCGGTATAGTTTAAATTAGTGCCACTTAAAGTTGTTATTATGCCAGTATTGACATATGAATTTGTATTGTAAAAATTGGTGTTATTTAAAGTGGTAGAATTTAGAGTGGCAATAGTTCCAATACCACTATAGTTTAAATTAGTACCTCTTACTGCAGTAATATCTCCAACAGCATAAGTTGCAGTAGATCCTGATATAGATGTGACTACACCAGTATTAATGTATGAATTAGTACTATAAAGGTTAGTATTATTAATTGTCGTTGGATTTAATGTAGTTATGTTAGAGGTTGTTGAATTAAATGTAGCAATGGTGCCAATACCACTGTAGTTTAAATTAGTACCTCTTACATTAACAACAGTTCCTACTCCACTATAGTTTAAATTAGTACCACTTAAAGTTGTTATTATGCCAGTATTAATATACGCATTTTGGGAATAAAGATTTGTATTGCTTATATTTGCAAATGTGCCAATACCACTGTAACTAAGATCTGTTCCTCTTACATTAACAATGGTGCCAATACCACTGTAACTAAGATCTGTTCCTCTTACATTAACAATGGTGCCAATACCACTGTAATTTAAATTAGTACCTCTGAGGGTGGTTATTATGCCAACGGCAAGAGTAGAAATTCCTGAGAGATTGATACTAGTTAGTTGAATTCCATTTGCACTTACATTATTAACAATAAGATCACCATTAAATTTAGAATTTCCTTCTATGAAGAATGATGTAGTTCCAGCTCCTGTGGAAAATCCTTTTATTTCTACTTGATATACCGGCAAATTGGTACCAAATCCAACATAGGCATCATCTTTGCCCGCAGTCATAACAATGCCATCAAGTCCAACTTGAAGTTTTTCTCTGACAGTAGATACTCCAGTGGTATAACTGTTAGTAACTCCAATACCACCACTTACATGGAACAAATATTTTGCAATAGAAGTGCCAATTCCAACCTTTTCAGTTAAGGAATCGGCAACAATTAAATCTGTAGATACTTCTAAACCGTTCTTTACTACAAAATTTTTATTGATTCCCATTGGGTTTCACTCTCCACCCGAGTAAATTGTTTCTACTATTTATTGTTTTTTAATTCATCAACCTCTTCCTTAAGTTCTTTGACTGCTTCAATGAGAACGGCAATTAAATTATTATATCTAATAGTTTTGAATCCATCCTCACTTTGACCAATCATTTCTGGGAATATTTTTTCAACTTCCTGAGCAATTAAACCAATTGCCTTTTCTTCATTAGATTTCCATTCAAAACTCACACCTTGCAGTTTTGCAATTTTATCTAGTGAATTTTGTAATGGTTCAATGTTCTTCTTCAGATTAACATCTGAACTAGAATTAAAATCGGAAGCAGTTACTATTCCAGAAACAGTTATGAATGTGGAATTTATTGGACCTCTAAAGGTTACGCTATTGCTATCGTAAGGGTATGAGAATACTACTTCATTAACCGAATTGTCTTTTCTATAGAAGGAAACTTGATCCGAAGATTCGCCAGAAGCAAATCCTGGTGTTCCATCTCCATTATAATATACACCACCACCATATACGCTGGATTGTCCAACAAATAAATATCCAGTTCCCTGAACAGATCCATATGCTTCAAATCCAGCATTATTATTATCACCAGCAAGAACTCTGAGATAAGAATCAGATGCTCTTGTAGAAGATCCTATTGAAACATCACCATTGAAAGTAGTAATTCCACTTATAACAGTTGATAGATCGAGATTTGGTAGTGTTGTGATACCAGTGGATCTAATATTTTCTGCAATTAATCTTTGTGATAAATTAACCTCTCTGGAGAAGTTTGTTGCGGAGGAGAAAGTAGAAACTCCAGAAATAACATTTATGCCATTATTGAAGATAGCATTTTCATTAAAGGTTGAAACTCCAGCAACATTTAATGTAGCAGGTGCAACTGAACTTGAGAAGAAGGTTAATGTTGTAATTCCAGATGTATTGTCATAATAATGTGCGATAGAAATACCAGTACCAACAAAATTAATTAATGTAGCAAGGCCTACATAATTGTAATTTGATGATATACCTATGGTTAGGAAGTTGGTAAGTAATCCATTATCGGCAATATTTCCAAATTCTTCCCAACGATTATTTTGAGTGTATATCCAACCAAGACTACCACCACTTAATGGATTTCCATTATAAACAACATCTCCTGGGTTTGAGGAAGCAGTGGGAGTTGAAATTCCTACAGTATATTTTCTAGAAACTTGAACATCTCCCTGCAAGAATAGAGAACTTGCTTCAATACCTTTAGAAGAATTTGAAGTTAATTTGTTATTAAAGATAACTGGCCCGTCAAATTTGGAAATAATATTTCCGTCTACTCCACCCTCAACCCTGATCGATCTGCTTATAGTAGCTTCTAGAGGATTGATAACATTAAATCCAACGTTAATATCGTTTGAAACAATATCCTCACCAACAACTGTTGCAACTGGAGTATCAAATACTTCTTCTTGACCAGTAGAGGAATTTACCTTTTTATTTCCTGAGTATATAATACCCTTATCATTCATTCCATTGTAATAATTAATACCACCATCAATTCTTGTTGATTGCGATAGAATTTCTTCTTGTGCTGATATTTGTCTATCTTGTCTCTCTGGGAGAGATGAGGAATAGTTACCAGGACCATATCCAACATACTCAAAGGTATGTCCAGAAGCACGAATAATAGAGTTTCTACGAAGTTCAACAGGTATAGGTCTTATTTTTCTAATAACAGATCCTACATCATGTGTTTGTCTTCTAGATCCAAGAACACCTCTGAAAACAGTGACAGGATTTCCAGTTACTGTAGTTTTAATTCTAAAAATTTCATCATTTATTTGTAGAAAATCGCCAATCTGTAAATTAAGATTTTCTACATTTACTATCGATATAGTTGTAGTTGTTTGTGAAGCAATTGCTGATTGTAACGTTGTTGTAATACCAGCATATTCTGTTATTAAACGTCCAGAAATATTTTCATCGTCCTTTTTGACAATTCCGGCATTAGAAGTATAACCAAGTCTATAGATATATTTTGTCCCGCTCGTATCATAATTTGCAGTTCCAATACCAATGTTGGCAACAAATGTAGTTAATCCAACGATACCCTTGATAACAAAATCTCCATTGAATATTGAAGAGTTTGCTCCACTAAATCTTACCTTGTTATTGGTGAATAATCCATGATTTTGATCAGTTGTAACAGTGGCTAATCCAGTTACTGGATTGTAAGAAATGGCGCTTATACCTAGAGTTTTTCCAGTAAGAATTGCTTCCGAATAAAGTGCTGCAGTAATACCAATTCCAGTTATGGTAGAAACGCCAGATATTGGGCTAGAAGACTCGACGGCAATAGTTGTAGTAGAAATTCCAGTAATTCTATAAGATGTATTATAATTTTGATATGATAATGAAGAAATACCACAAAGAACAAGAGTATCATTTATATTATTGTTTATCGATGTTACACTTACAATTCCAATAATATGTCCAGAAGTAGTTGCTACACCGACAACAGCAAGACTATTTCCAATTCCATATCCACTACCACCATTAATTATGAAAACATTGGTTAGTTTGCCTGCAGTATCAAAGGATATTCTAGCAGTAGCATTAATGCCAGTAATAGATCCTGCCAATCCAACTAAGCGAGCATTATATAATGTTCCTGAAGATCCGGAACCATATGCATATCCAGAACTTACAATACCAACTTTTGTTATTCCATTTAATCCATGATCATAGGAAGTGAAGAAGGTATGAGCAGTTCCTGCAGAGTTTGAAACAATATTAGTAAGACCTATTCCAATATTATTATCATGAGATAATTTTTCAATTGTTTCCTTTGTGATACTATATTGTGAATTATTAACAACTACTTGTCCTGCAGGTTCTGATAAAGCAAAGCATGATGCTGATTTTGGATCAGATGTTGGGTTATCTCTATCTAATTGTGGATAGAGATTTTGCAGTGGCTGTGAAAATCTAAGTCCAGTAAATGGTTCGGAAGTTGGAGAGTTTGAAGAATTTACTATGTGTAAATGATATATTCCGTCCTGCTTTCCTGAAATATATTCCTGAACTTCTTGACTCTTGTAGATATAATATGTTCCGGAATATCTTTTCCTTTTAAAATATGGTAGAGATACGTTTCTGGAAGAGTTGTTATTGTTATATGATCCAGGATCATTTGATAAGTTAAAGCTAAAATGCTTAGAGCTACTGATACCACTGATAGTATATGTTCCATTAAATCCTGTATTTGCAATACCAGCCGTGTTATTGGAACTAGTTATATTGTTGATTTCAATTTCCGATCCAACCTTTAAATTATGTGGAATCTCAGTTAAAATATTTGCAGTTCCAATATTCCAACTTGCATTAGAAATTATTCTAAAATTCCTCAATTCTGTTGAGTTTGATAAACTTGCAGAAGAAGGATTGAATTGATATGCAACTTCAGAGTCAGTTGACCCAATTGAAGTATTTGATTCTTGAATTACATATCCTTCAACTGGCGGTCTCGAGACAATAGTTGAATCTGAAGGAATTACATAGCGAACTCTATAAATTGTATCGTCTAGAGATCTATTGTCAGGTCTTCTTGTAATAAATGTTCTAGGACTTGCTTGCCCAAGAGAAGTTGTTCCTGCACTAATAACAGTTGGATAGATTGAATTTTCGGTAGAAGCAGTTGCAACATTAATATACCACTGACTTCCATCCCATTGAATCGGGTGTCCAATATCTCCAGACTTCTTATCAGATACTCTACTTACTACTTGAAGTATTCCACCTTTACTATTAATTGTGATATCATCATCATTTAAGGCGTCATTTAATGTTTGTGCAAGTTTAAGTTGCTTTCCATTTGTAATATTGCTTCCATTGGTAATAGCATAATATATTTGATTATGAAGAATACCATCTGGAATTTGTCCAGTTTCACTTATAATCCTTATAGATTCTCCGTTTATGAATGAGTGTGTATCACTTAAAGTAATTACATTACTTGTGATACTATTAATTCCAGTTATACTTCTATTAACAACAAATATTTTTTCTGAAGTTGTTTCTGAAGAAGTAAATTGAGTATTCGGCATAATAACCCTTGCCGAATACTGAGTGCTGATTCCTCCGGAGGAGAATAGTACATTTATATTTTCATTTCTCTTAGCACCAATTCTATACCCTTCAATAACTCCTTCTGGTGGAGTGGATTGATTTACTTCATTATAAAGATAAAGGCGATTGGTTGAAGCTATGCTTACTGTTTTTGCAATATCAATAGATAAAAATTCAACACTAGTTTCCGTTGTTTCCAATTCTCTTGGCGGAATAATATGAGTAATATAACCAACGTCATCTCTTCTAAAAGATTCTTTTTGGAATCCAGAAGCAACTAAAGACTTAGCTCCAAAGTTTGAGTTTGAGTTTGTTATAGAAAGGTCACCGCCATTTTCGGCGATAAAATGTTGAGCGTATCCAATAGCAAAAACAGAAACTACCTGAATAAATGAATTATTTGTTGCTTTAATGTGGAAGTTTGTATACGAGGGCTTATATCTTGCCCTAGAATCTGTGTGAATATTTTCATTGCCACTAGAGGTTTTATCAGTAAATGTACCACTAATAGAATTATATTTTACAAAAGCATTATCGTCTTTCTGAAGCCCAATTGCAGTGAATTGGGAAACAACCATACTCTTGAATCCATCCGCCCTTTCTCCATCAGCAAGCATTCCACACATACCATAAACAGATCTCAACGAAATGTTGAAGATATATGGGGAAGCAGAAGTAACTGTATCAACTAAAATACTTAAGGTTGCTCCAGCAACTGAAGGAAGTGGGTTTAATGGGGAGTTTTGAACTTTATACTTTACTTGGGTATTACTAATAACTTCACTAAGAACATATTGCCCATCATATCCAGATGCGTTTACACCCTCAACTCTTACTGGAGTATCGACTTGAAGACCTGCATCATTATCTTGAAGATCAACTGTAATAGTTGTGGTCGGTGTTATTCCATCTCCAGATCTAATACTAGTAATTCCAATTTCTGCACCTTTTGATCCGACGATTCTAAATTCATCAATTTTTGTTTGAATATCGATAGGATCACCAACAAATTCTGGAGGAAGAGCTCTTCCACTAGTTGATCCATAAACAGCCCCGACCTTTTCATAATACATGTCAAGATCAGTTTTTTCAGAATAATAAGATAGGAAAGTATCTTCAATTTCTACCTTATTAACACCGTCTGCATATTCAAAACAAGAAAGCTTATGGTGAGAGAAATTTGGAACAAAGACATTACTTGTATAGTCTTTATATACAACATCATTTGGATCAGCGTCAAAAATACTAAACTGCCAAATGTAACATGATCCAGTTACCCTAAAAATGCAAGATCTTTTAATATTATCATTTTCTGGATTTGGTACGTACTTTGGTCTAATTTTAGTTTTTCTTAAATCTAAACCAACTATTGAAGTACCACGTGGAATAATAACTCCACCATGAACACTGTTGAGTTTGAATAATGCATTATCCTCAGTAGTTAAATCAAAATTGGTTTGGGAATCAAACGGAGATAAGTCATTAGTTACTCCACCACTTCTAAGGGTGTAATCATTTAAATTATTAACCAGATATCCTGGTCTGTTATCAACTACATGTTCTCCTGGATATAATAAGATCGTTGTTTTTCCAAACCTATCATTATCCCTTCCTTTTTGATAGGAAAATCTTGCTGCTTCAACTAAAGCTCTTTGAATTGTTTTGAAGGGTCTCGTAAGAGAATTACCTTGATTCTCTACACCATCTGTTGCGTCAATACTTGAAGGATCGACGTAGAGAATTGTTCCTTTCGTATTCTTAAGAAAATTATCTAAGCGACTGAGACCCATTTTATTACTATGAAAGTTCCGTTATAGATTATTTATCATACAACAAAACCTCCACAAGGGAGGTTTCGAAGTCACACGGAAGGGGTTTGGTTAGTATCGCCTTTCAAATTATACCATAACTTTCTTCATTCCACAAGCATTTTAAATTCTTATCAAATGCCATTACATACCTATGCTTTCTAGTTCGTTCTTTCCATTCACCTTCAGAACCTTTTACTTTTCCACGAGAGTGTTTAGTTCCGTCTGAATAGTAGAAATCTTTTTTTCGATCTGTAAGACCGTAATATTTAAAATTGCAAGCCCGATAGATTGTACCAACATGGTGACTGCTATCGGCATAAGAGATAATTGCTTTAACTTCGGTATCTTTCCGAAATTGTCTAATCGCCCGTGACACAAACCAAGAAGTGATGTTATATTCTTCTGACTGTGTATTAGGTTCTATGCAAAGTCTTGAGAGTTCAAAGATTCCTTGCTGTTCATTACGATTTAATCCAAACGCACCTACTGCGATTTCTGGAACTGGGAGACCAGTAAAAATACAAACACCAAGGCAGTTGCCAATCCTAAGGATGTCTGTGAAAGAATTTCGATAAAGTCCATAGTTATAACCCGACTTAAAATCTTTGGATTCATCTTTTAGATAATGGTGAGTGTAAAGTAAATTTTTTACTTCATTCTTACCAACCTTATCTATATAAAAATCCGATTTCATTTAAGTATTATTACTCATTTTGTTTGCATTCTAACATATATTCTACTGTGCTTGCTACATCATTCATAGCATCACGAAGAAATGGTTGTTGTCCTGATTCTTGTCTGCGAATAGGACGAGAACTATCTGTAAGAGTCCAACGCCATTGTTTCATAGACTCGCAATACCAGAGTTTAATATTCATTTTGGAGTTTTATAGAACTCAAGCCCCCGATCTGATTCGAACAGACGACCAACGGTTTACAAAACCGTTGCTCTACCACTGAGCTACAAGGGCAAATTAATCAACAGGCAACATTTCTGGATTTTCCAGTTCAAGTTCAAACAACATAGGATGACATTGTTCATCAATCAAATAGAATGATGTTCTGTATAAATCCTCTGGTTCGAACCTTCTTTCTGTGTCTGCTAATTCAACTAATTCCAGATCATAGATTGAATTATCTGGAAGTTCGTCAAAAGTAAAAGGAACTTGATTTATAAAGTACATTAGGACAATTTGGGTTCCTTTATCATACCAACAATATCTGGCATCTATTCTGTACTTCATAGAATAGTTTCTTACTTTTGTTTATTTAGAGGTGATTTATGTCCTCTAATAGGAGTAGGGAGACTTGAACTCCCACGGGCAATGCCCAACAGATTTTAAGTCTGGTGTGTCTACCGATTCCACCATACTCCCTTGGTAGGACTGCAGAGAATTGAACTCTGTTCACACCGTTATAAGCAGTGGGCTTTAACCAATAAGCAACAGTCCCATAAAAAACTCAGAGGAAACTGAGTTGACTGTTACATTCTACCATATAAGTGGCAGGATGTAAACGGCAGTATTCATTAAACGTAATCTTCATTTCTTTATTGGTGAGATTACAGTTTTCTGCTGCCTTTGGAACGTTCCACTTTGCAGTGAAAAGCATTTCCATTGATTCTCTTGTTTCTTTCCTCATAGTGGATTTGCGTAAGAAAGAGTGCTTTCGTCAAGTGTGTTGCGAACAAAGTCTAGCACATTCATAAACTCTTCGACTGTATCGCAGGTCACTTGCTTTTCTGACCCCTCGCTGGAGTACAGGTAGACTGTACGCTTGAGAGGGTCCACAACACAGCGTGAGAGGTACTCGTCTTGCATTCGGTCGTCCGTTGATTACCTATGTATCATAGCACGGTCAGGAGGGGGTGTCAAGCCCCCTAACGTCATAGTGATATCCTGAAATAGAATATTGAGTGTTGTCTCCAGGATAATTCTTTGGAGATTCCCCTTCATATTCAACAATCAAAGAATCTCCGTCCATTCTTGATGCATTTACCAAGTAATAACAATCTATATTTGCGCCATTTGCAGACTTCAATATAATTTTTTTACCCCATTCTATTTTTTCAACAATTAAATCTTGAGAATAACCAATTTGTGTTAAAGAAATTGTAATTGTTTCTGGATCAACTAATCCATCCCAATAATCTGGCAAATCTATTACATTAGAATTTGTAAGTCTACCTCTAAAATAAACACCTCCTTCTGGACCTTCTAAACAAATATGTCTTAATCTATGATTTGGTTTATTTGGGTGTTTAATATCAAACCCTTTCCAGGATTGAACATTAATTGTTCCTTGAAAATTTGGTGCAGATACTGTTCCTGAAAAATTTGTTTGTGTTGCATCGACAGTAAATATGCTAATAGGTCCAGTATTTCTTCCAAGCGTTACTGTACTTGTATCATATCCATTAATCTTTAAGTAAGCATAATCTGTTGTTGTATTCAATAATACAACAGCAACATCATTCAAATTAAAATCGCTACCAAAATCATCATTTTTCCACCAATTTGGTTCGCTGTCGTCAAATTGGTAATCTCCATTACCCGGTCCAGTTAAAACCGCGTATCGTTTAAAATCAAACAAACTCATTTTTTTAGAACCTCAACTTGTAATTTTGGAACATCAACTCTTTCGGCATATACATGATAAAAACAATCAATAGGAATACCGGATTTTGATTGCAAAAATATTTTATTCTCACCTATTCTTTTTACTATAATGTCTTGATGCGCACCAATTGGCTGCAATTGCACTGATATTGATAATGGATTAATCAGTTTTGTCCAATAGTTTGGAAGATTAATTTCGGTATTATTAGTTACTCTGCCTCTAACGTATACTCCAATTTCTGGACCCTCTAAACAAGAATGCACCAAATTCTGTCTCTCAGGATCTAGGGGGTGATCTATTTCAAAATTTTTAACTCCAGCCTTCAATACTGAAGTTAAAACTACTTGCGATTTTATATATTTTACGCATAACAGATAATCAATCTTCAAAAATCCTTTTATTCTTGCAAAAGTTTTTACAAATAAAGAATAAAAAGGTAACGGTTTCATTTCAACATTTGTTGTTTCGGTACATGTTAGAGTACCAAATTCAGTCGGAATTGGTTTATTTACTGTAGAAGGATCTCCAACAAATTCTGGTCCTTGAATAAAAGCAGATCCTCTTACAACTGCTCTTCCCCTACCCAAAAGTTCAGGTCTTCCTAGACCACAAAAAAGTTGTCTTCCTATCGATATGTCGGGAACTTTCATAATTTTTTACTGGTTTTCTTCTTCGTTTTCTGAACTAAGCAGAGACTTAACATTTACGGTAGCGCCATCTGCACAATCAATGAATCCAGAGTATATATCCAGATAATTTTGGGATATAATTTTTGTAGATCCAGATGAAAAAAATCTACTAGCGGTGCTAGATTTAATTTTAATATTGTTGCCTGTTATATTTACCTTTTCGTTTCCGTGAATATTTACTACACCATTTTTATTATCTCCCCCAGATGCAATTATATCAATATTTTCCGCATTAATTCTAATTCTACCTCTTGGGGCATTTAACAAAAGATCTCCGTTGATAGCTTCAACTACGACAGCAAATTGATTTTTTTTAGTATCTCTACCTGCTTGTACGGCAAAAGTTCCAGGGCAGACATTTGTTGTCCAACCCTTTCTCTTACTGTCGGAATCAAACTGCATGTAATGTTCACTATCATATCCACTCCTAACCATAAAAGCTGATAACACATTATCTTCATGTATGTGTCCAAATTTTATTTCTCCGTCTTTATTTCCATATCTTATGGTATGGTAATTTTCTTTTTTTGCCATTATACTCTACCTACACAATCTACTACGCTTAGAATCGAATCTAGAGGAACTTGATCATCCATACCTTCTTGTATTTCGTCACCAATTCTCTTAATACATAGAACTGGTATTAATTCTGCATTATAACCCGTTTCTGTCTCAATTACAAATGTTGGTCTTTCTTTATAACCAATACCACTATTTTTCACCAGTATTTTTTCTATAGACCCAGCAGAATCGAGAACAAGTTCTAGTTCTGCACCATTATTTGGAGTAACAGTTATTTTATCAGTTTTTGAGTAATTAATTCCACCATTTTGAATAACTATCTCGCATAAGTACAGCATTACTGGATAAACTCCCTCAGAATTTGTGGGATAATTGTCAATATTTTGAACAGAAGTGGCTGAAGATTTTTGAGTTGAAATTGTCACAGTTGATTTATTATTTACTATTATTTTTTCTCCGGGAGATATTGATATTGTCCCAATTTCTTGATTATCTTCATCTAGGATAATACCACTGGCTCCGACAGAATCTCTTGGCGCATATATTTCATCTCCAGGATCCAAATCAATAGTTTCACCAAGATCGTATGGAGTATCATATGTCCCGTCAGATCTTAAAACAACTGCTTGATCGGGTCTAGCCCACTCTCTGTCATCACCACCAAGACTTCCATCTGGAAATGGAAGATATCCAGCACCTGGATCAGTAACTATAACGTCCTTTATTGATCCGTCATCATTAATCCTAGAATATCCCACTGCACCGTCACCTTTTCCACAGTTATCAGTAAATGATACAAAAGGAGGACTTGTATAACCTTGTCCAGAAGTGATAATATCAACTCCTATTATATCGCCAATGGCACTAACCAAAACGTTTCCAGTTGCGCCCGATCCACCTCCACCATAAAATTCTACTTTTGGTGGTCCGCAATATACAGCACCAACATTACAAGAATCTTGAAAAATATCAGAAAAATCCATATTAAAGTCAAAATTATCCAAATCTATAGCTTTTTTAGCACTCAATCCAATACTTTTTGCTTTATTAAAAATAGAATTTATATCTATAGTTAAGTTTCCACCATTATTTCCAGCTCCATCCCATAAACTCCATTGATCAACTTCAGGGCAAGAAGATTTTTCATCACAAGAAATAAACGACAATATTTGTCGTAAAGCTCCGAAAATTTCTTCACCCAAACTTATTATAGTTCCTAATATTGCGTTTATTGGACCCAGTATAGAATCAACGAGTCCGCTTATTAATCCAAAAATTTTACCTAAAATAGATGCTATAATATTTTCTATAGCACATAGGGGCACATTAATAAACCTATCAATAATTTTTTCTAATATAGATATTAACATTTTAATAAGATTTGCAATAATCTTATTAAAGATACAAGAAATACTATTAACCGCTTTTTTAGTAGCTTTTAAAAGCTTGTCTCTTTCATTTGGAAATAACTTGTCATAAAACTTTTTTATTTTATCGACAGTTTGTTCAAGGACAAATTCTCGTATACCATTAATGATATTTTTAAAAAATTTGGATGTGTCTTCAGCAGCTTCTCTAATTATTCTTTGTATATCTGATTGTAAATTTGCAACTGAAGATTGCCAAGACTTAAGTTTTGAAGTAATATCTTGAATTTTTTGTATCAGTTTTTGTAAAACTAATTGTATTCCTTTAGCGTCATTTCCACCACAGTCTGATATTTTTGTGACTGCGCTTTTCTTTTTTCCTGCTTTTTTCTGTTGTTGATCTGCGATATTTGTTCTATTTGAAGAAGAAGATGTTCCTCCTTCTATTGGTTTTGCATTATTTGCTGCCTTTCCGTCACTTCCCTCAGCAGGTATCCCATAAACAGGAACTGTCTCTCCAGACAATCCACTAATAGGTTCAAATCCACTTTGACCTTGTTTATATTTTAGTGGAGTTTGATCATTGTTTGGCAAACAACCAATTATTATTGGTTCATTTCCATCTCTCCCATCCTTAAAAAATCCAATTACAATGGTACCTTTTCTAATATTTGGAGATTGATATGAAAGAGCATGACCACTTCCTGCAGTAACAGGAAGCATCACTTCACACATTTCTAAATCATTATCCGCAATACTACTTCTTGCTTCAGCATGTCTTCCAACAATTCTAACCTTATATCTACTTCCCCATCCAGGAAGTTGATTAGATTCTTTCCATTTTTTTCTTAATTCGTTTGTCTTCCAAACTCGATCATCAACAACTTCCCCAACCCACCAATAAAAACCATTACCACCAATTACTTCCGGGTTAAATACAGCACTATCTGTCATTATTCGTAAATTTTACATTCTGGAGAATTTGGATGAGAATCACAAAAAAGTTCTAAAGAAGTTGGATCTTTAGTTTCATCTGGATGATTTAATCTATATTTTTCCAAGGACTCAACTTCATCCTCTAAATGTCTTCTTCTTTGGGCACTAAGAGTAGTGCCATCCAACTCTTTCTTGTTATTTTCGATGTGGTGATTAATAGTTTTTTCCATAGTTCGTTTAAGATATTGTCCTATTGGGATTAGGTTTTCTACCATAAGAATCCCGCACTAGATTTAATTTAGTGTAGGATTTTTGAGGTTCGATCAAAGTTATAACATCTGCTATCATATATATACCACTATCCTTACTACTCACTTTCTGATTCTTTTCTGAAGACATTTCCGCAAAGTCGCAAAAAATTAAATCACCTGCTCTGAGACTCATATCTGTTGCTATAGTTATAGACATTTTGATCGTAAAAAGTTGATTGTATCTACTTGCAGATTGGGCAACAATAGATTTTACATCATAGTCAAATTCTTTTGACTTTTTTATTGGTTTTAAAATACCAACTGGTTGAATTTTGCTTATTATTCTTGTTGGTTTATCAGATATTTCTTTTGGAAAGGACGGCAAATTGTATCCAGCGTAATTTGATCCGTCAGATTCCGATTCTGAAGGAATTACTTCATTTTCTTCATAATTGTTTTTATAAAAATCATACGTTCTAACTTGTGTACCATATGCTCCGATCATAAGTTTTTCTTGGACATCAATATTAATATGAAAAGATTTACTTACAATTTTTCCATCGTATGTTGGAGGTGGTAATCCCTCAATAACTCCATCATAAATGTAAGACTTGTATGATCTTTTTTCATTATTTAAAAGATTATCGATCGATTTAAATTGAAATCCATCATAATTTTCAAAGAAAAAATACCCAGCAGTTTTTCCAGATGCACCTTTAATGTCTGGAACAGATCTTTTTGCTAACCACGTACACTTATATAAAGGTTTTTCAGTATGTCCATTAAAACTATATGAATTAATTGTTGGATCTACGTGTATATTTTTTTGCGTTTTTAAACTTTTCTTTAAAATAGAAGTAATTGAATCTGATATTTTTCCATTATATCTTTGAACAACACGTGTTTCTTGTAACTCATTTGTCAAAAATTCTTTTGTTACTAAATCTATAACAAAAATCATATTCTGATTGCTTTCTATTCTATTCCTTATTTTTCCAATATAGAGAGATTTTTCATTAGAAAATTGTATTTTATTTCCATATCCATCAGTAAATTCTAATTCAACTTTTTCTCCTCCACAAAGATCTAGTCCTTCAATCAAACCAACTCTATCTTTTGTATTTCCTTTGGATAATGCATATCCAGTATCTGCAATTGTGGCGGTTGCTTTTATGCAATTTTCAAGAACACTTTCATGATAAATCAAACTTACAAATCCATTTCCACCAATAATATTAACAACATTATTATTTCGGTTAGAGCTTATTTCAAATTTAGTTATATTTACTAAAAGTGATGCTTTATTTCCTAAAATTACTGCCATTTTTATACTAAAGATTCTGCAATATTATTACTATCTATAGAAGAACCAGAAAATCCACCAAAATATCCGCCACCAACAGGAATCGATTCCTTAATTACTTCTTTTTGTTTTATAATCACATAATTACTTGCAATTTCATAACCAGTTTGCATTTTTAAAGGTTCTACTGATGGACCTCTTTGCTGTGAACTTGATACGGATGCTTGATAATTTTTTGGATCACGATATCCACCACCAGGAAGTTTTAATTTATTTACATCTATTCCAGATTTAATTCCAAATGCTTTAGCATGATTTGATCTTATTGTAGCATAAATTTGAGAATCTATTTCTTTTGTTTTTCCATTTTTTCTTTCCCAATATTTGCCATTTGAATAAAAATATTCAGTACCATAAACTTTACCATACCCAGTAACATTTCCTGTTGGCTGTTGTGCAAGATCTTGATTTTGTTGTGGTGGTGCCGTTCTGGGAGCAGAACCCAATTTTTGTACACTAACATTGATAACACCACTTCCACCCAACCTATTCATGGCAGCTTTACTTAAATCAATAATTCTTCTTGGATGTGGTCTTAATGGATAAATTGGCTCACCATTAGAAGACATCGCAAAAGGTCCAGTATCATTTACTTTAACTCTAACCTTTTTCCCATTAGAAAGATTTGTAACTTCAACATAAAATGGGTTAGATCCTACTCCCCATCCAGGTTGATACATTGCTGCAGTCATTTTGTTCATATCATAAGTTTCGCCAGAAGCTGTTCTTTTTCCATGAAATCCTGGACCATACCAACTAGCTTCTCCTGTTAAAGAATTTCCAGTTCTCCTCATTCTGGAAAGAGACTCTCCAAGATGTTTTCTCTGCAATCTCGCCATCTCTTCTGGATTAGCAGGACCTTTTTGCAAATGCCCCAATAAGTATGTTTTTCCAGAAGAATCCTGTATTAAAAGAACATTTCCATAACCAGCATTATCTCCAGCAGAATATTTTACAAATTTCAATCCGCCCGTAAGTTGGATAGGAGTCCCCTCAGGTATTCCATAATCAAGTCCTTTATGCATTTTTCCCCATCTCCACCCAATACCAGAAGTAAAGGACCATTTATTCAAAGACTTCCCACCAACAATAACATTACTCAAAACATTCTCGGGTATGTTTCCGCCAGCACCACTATATCCGTCACCAGTTTCAATATGAATATGTGGTCCAGTAGAGCTTCCAGTTGTTCCGACATATCCAACAACTTGAGTTCCAGGCAAAAATCCTCCAGAATCTCCATTAGGAATAGGACCTCTTAGAGTATCTGATACAGGATCTCTCAAAGAAAGTTCTTTTGTAATATTCGTAAAAATATCATTCAATCTAGTTTGTATTAGATTAGAAAAAGATTTATTTAAAATATCAGTAAGTTGATTTCCAACGTCTTGTGTAGTTTGTGGAATAACACCACCATTTGCCATTCCATATATTTGTCGTTGCAAATCAGAAACGGATAAATGAACTTTATTGTCTATAATACTTTGAATAGTTGCCCCAAAAAAGTTGCTGATAGATCCATAGACAGTTCTGCTAGGTTTTTGCCCCATAGCAATATCAACAGAGGCTCCCATAATGGGACCAAACAAAGGAATCCTCTTTAATATTTCAGAAGTCTTTTTTAAAGACCTTAGAGCACTTTTTTTACCTGGAATTTCCTTAGAAAAAAGTTTCTCAATCTTTCCTTTACCACCAATATCCTTACCAGGATTTGTTTTTTGTGGATTAACTTTTGTTGGATTTCTTTTCCTTATTGGTTTTATATTTCTTCCTATTGTTCCCCCAACCTTTTTGCCAGATCTGGTAACTGAACCACCTTTAGCATATTTCTTAGGTTTTTGTTGTTGGGATAATGTGTCGTACAATGCTCCACCAACAATATCACCAAGAATACCCCCAAGAATAGTACCTACGAATGGAACAGGAACAAAAGTTCCAAGTGCAGAACCAATAGTTGCTCCAACTGCTTTTGCTGCCGCTCTTCCTGGTTTTTCACCAGACCATAAAGCAAATAAGAAATCTACAAGTCCACCAATAATAGGGATACGACCAAATGCTTTCCCCGCTAACCTACCAATAAATTTTTTAGATCCCTTCTTGGCAATTTGTTCTGCAGTTTCTCCAACAGATCCTCTTCTCAACTGTGCGCCGGCAATGCGCCTCGCTGCTTTACCTTCAGCTCTTCGCGCAATCCTTTGTTGACTTGTTATTCCTCTTCCTTCTACAGTACCAGGTTTTACTCCTTCAGGAAGTGGTTGTGGTCTATATCCATATCGTGCTGCACTCTGGGATCCAGCAACAGTTCCTTGTGGTTTTATTTTTCCACCATCTCTACTTCCAGATTTTATACCAGAAGCTGCCATGGCAGCAATAATTGCAGCATTTAATGCTACATTTAAATTTTTAGAGAATTCATCAAATTTTTTCCCAGATTCTTTTCCTCCAATATTTTCAACAATAGAATCAAATTTTTTCTTAGTATCATAACCAAAATCAATAAAATTGACAATTCCATTAAGTATATTTCCAGAAAAATCTTCTACAAAATTAAATATTGGACTCAAATTTCTAGCAACATTAAGTAATTGTGGAATCTTTCCACTTAACTTATCAAAAATAAATCCAAAAAAAGTATATGATAAAAATCTCTTAATATATTCAAAAAAATTAAATCCTTGCTTTGGTATGATACTTTTTGCAGAAGATCCTTTAACAGAAGGAGACTCTAGACTCTTTTCTCTAGATTCAAATCTTTTTTTCTCGGATACCTTTCGTTTTCTTTCAAATTCTTTTTTGTTGTATACTGTCGTATTTTCTAAAATTTTAGAAATAATTTCAAGTTTTTTTCTCAGATCTAAAAATTGGTCAGAAATAGAAATATTTTCCTTTTCTGTCTTTAAATCCTCTGGGTTAATTCTGGCACTATCTTTTTTCTTTACATTTGATATTGGCACCAATATTTTTTTGGCAGCAATACTTAGATTGGTTGTTCTTTTTGAAGGTGGTAATAATTTTTTCGAATCTATTATTGCCATTTTATGCTATTCCATAAATTGACTTATTAATCTTTTGATTAATACTATATTGATCTGGGATATTAGGAACTGTAGTAGAACCCTTTGCATGTGCAGTTGGTCCAATATTTCTAACAACATCTGGCAACTGAATAACACTGACATTGACTCCACCACCAGTCGGTGGACCAGGAAGACTAAGTTTTGATTGGGGTCCAAGATTAATGGGTTGTCCACGAAGATTTACATACCCATCGGGTTTAATACCAAGTTTTCCCATTTCCAGTTCTTGTCGTTTTGCTGAGTCTCTTATAGTTTGTACGTTTGACCCAAAGTTTCTAAATGAATCTCTAACAACACTTGTTGAAGTTGGTGCTGCTGAGTTAGGTTTGGGAAAACTAACTTGAGTAGAATCAAAAGCACTCCATGGTCGTATTATACTTGGGGAAGTTGGACTTTGATTGTATCTATCAACCACTTTTGGAGAAAGTCTATATCCTCCTTCTTGATCAATAACACTTCTGTTTAAAGGTATGCCAAGAAATTTATTTTGAAGACCCATCTCAGTGTACCTTGGAGATACAACACTTCCGGTTCCCGGAATAACTCTTCCAAGTTGATTTAAGATTCCAGATCCTAATGGTTGTTGATTTTTACTGGTTCTATTGGCTCCCTGTAATGCTGCAAATGTTCTATTCAAAAAACCCATACCAAGTCTAGGAGTTCCTGAAGAACCAATAACTCCACCAGTTCTATGTGCTTCTACTCCATTACCAATAGATATTGGTTTATTTGCACCAGGACCACCAAAGACTCTATTCCAAGACAATAAACGATCTCTACCAATTGCATTAACAGCATCAGTATTCATTACAATTTCACCTTTCTTCAAAATACCGGTACCACCACCTTCTATTGGAAATGCTTGCGTATCTTGTCCGGCACCAGAAACTTTAATTCCAGTGCCTTCAGTAACCAATCCACTAAATCCAGATACTGTGCCACCACTAGAATACATAGCACCAGGAGATGGTGCAACAATTGATTGCTTGTTCTGACCTGTTGTTAATTCTTGTTTAGCAAAAAAGTTACCAAAACTTTTATACCAGGGTAAGTTTTGATTTTTTTCTTCTTTCTCTATAATTTTTCTCTGATTTTCTAATAGAGGTTTAAGTTTTTCTCTTTCTTTAGTTCTAGATATTGTTCCTGCAACAGAACTAGAAACAATTAAATTTGTCAATGGATTTGCCTTTATCAAAGACAATAATTTTGGAGTAAATCTTGCAAGAGTCGCTATAGTAGATCTTACAAATTTTCCAAACGGCGTAGCAAACAATACGAATGCACCTAATATGCTTGGCCACCAATCTTTTAAAAATTTCTTTAAAGTTTCAATCTTTTTTTTATTTTTAGGATCTGCAAACCATTTGGTAATTTTTACAAATGCTCTACCTAATAATACAGAAAATATAAACTTAAAAATACTATCCAAAATATTTTGGACAGGTGCTAACATTTTAGTTGCTAAAGAAATCATTCTTTGTGTCGATTTCTCTAAATCACTTTCTTTTTTTCTTCTGCCAATATTTTCTTCTTTCTTCCTTTCAGTTTCTGCACTAGTTTTGGCATATTGATTCTGTACCAATAATCTATGCAATATAGTATCTAATGTAGAAGATATATCCTCCAAAGACTTTTTAACATTTTTTCCTAAAGGAGGTTCTTTAACTTCAGGAATTACTGCTTTTCCTGCAAGAAAAAATTTCTCTTTAGATACTTTAATTGGACCTGTTACACCTATAATTTCTGCCGTTATTTTCTTTTTTTTAATTTTAAATTTGCCAATTTTATTTTTTACTCTTTTAAATTCATCCTGAATGAGCATAGCTCTATCAGTAGATTTTTCTTCTCCTCGATTTACTCTTTGAAGTTCAGAAAAAAGAAGTTGTTTATATTCTCCATACGTAAAATCATAAAGTTCCTCTAGACCAAGTATCTCAAGAATCCTTTCGTCAATGTCCTCATTGACCAAATCAGATTCTCTTGTTCCTTCGTAAAGAGCAAGTTTTCCTGCTTCAACTGCCATTTTGTTGCTGCTTGAGTTTTTCTTCTTCTAAATGATTTTTCAATAATGCAACATAAACATCCCTTTCCCAAGGAATCATATTTTCAATCTCAGTTAATGAGTATTTATGATACTGCATTAAGGCAAAATTTAACTGAAAATAATTTTCAAGGTCCATATGGACCATTCCTATGCGAAAAAACTTGATAATCCCTCAAGAACTACCGTACTCTCAACTTCAGTGTTTGGATTAGAAACCTTAATTTCATGTGATAATTTTGGCATACTTTCAAAAAACTTTTCAATTTGTTTAAATTGTGCAGAATTCATTTGCTCTAGAAATTCAATAAGTTCTTTTTTAGTTACATCGGAAGAACTCCACACTTCCTCTTCGGTGTAAATCTTATCAACACATGAAGCAACCAGATCAAAAGATTGTTCCATGTTGTTATCACCAGAAAAATCAAAATTACTTTTAATAAATTGATCCAATGAAGGATATTTCATTTCCATGATAATATTTTCATCAACTTGAATTTTTGGATTATGATCCTCACTTCTCTGAACTTTAATATTATCAATATTAATTTTTACAGGGACAGTTGTTTCCCCATCATCTGGACAAATGATATTAACTTCTATCTCTTCTCCTACAGATTTTCCTCTAATATTTAAAAACAAATATTCTATATCAAATGTTGGCAAAAACTCAACTTTAATATTTTTGGTTTGAATACAATTTTTAATTACAGTTTTAATTGCAGTAGTAATTTGTTTTGTATCTTCACTTTCTAAAGCAATTACAAGAAGTTTTTCTTCCCTTACGAGAAATGGTCGATAATTAATTTTTTGTCCAGTAGAAGGCAATTCCAACTCATATGTTGGCGTAGAAATCTTTGGTAAAGGCATAATGTCCTATAGAAATTTCAGATATGATTATTTATTTGATCAATAGACGGGTTCAATTACTTGAACAATTCTTCCATCGGGAGTTAACCATTCACTTTGTCTAGTATTTGGACCAATATCAACAGATCCAACTCTTGTTGATCCTTCTGGAAGATCTACAGCATTTGTTGTTTGAGTAGTGGTCGAAGGAGTTAATTGATAATCTTGTTTGTTCACAACATATCTTAAATAGGTGAAAGATACTGTGCATTTCAAAAGATTTGACCCATCATAAGAAACTGGCATTGAGTTGATTGATATTGGATATGCTTTTATAAATCTATAAGTTAAAAATTTTCCAGACATATCTCTTTCAAATTTATTGACATACAAACTAGAAGCTCTATATCCACTACCAGGACCTCCGCTTTTAAGTTTTGATTGAGGAGTACCTGTTCCATCTGGATATCTTACTCTATAATAGTACTGAGATTCTGAAAGTTTTTCTGAAAATTCTTCGCCAGCAATGTATGCTATCCAACCTTCAAAAAATGAAATTATATTATAATCATGATCGACATAAAAAGTAAAATCGGCTCTATCGTCATATATTCTTCTATATGCGTGTCTCTCCGTTACTCCAGTGAAATCATTATTAATTTCATGAGTAGCTAAAGAACTTCCTGGAAGAGATGCTTCAGAACAAGAGAGAGAAATCAAAGATGAGTCATAAGTATATCTTCCAGAGTTTTTTAACCATGCGGTAACATCATTTGGAGGATTAAAATAACACTCATAATGAGAAGTTAATGCTGGTCTAAGTAAAGCGGATTTTATTGAACTTATTCCCTTAATACTAGGAAATGGAGATCCGAATGCCATCTATAAATAATTTTAACCGTGTATATTATGTATCAATAATAAATGGCAGAAAGTATTAAAAGTAGGTATAAACCTTCACATCCCCAAAAATATAAAGGTGATCCAAATAATATTATCTGTCGTAGTAGTTGGGAAAGAAAATTTTGCCATTGGTGTGACTTAAACGAAAATATAATTGAATGGGGAAGCGAAGAATTTTGGATACCGTATATTTCTCCAGTAGATAATCGCGTTCATAGATATTTTCCAGATTTTATAATAAAAGTCAAAGATCAATCAGGAAAAACAAAAACATATATTGTTGAGGTTAAACCAAAAAAACAAACAGTTCCACCAAAGCAAAAATCAAGAGTTACTAAATCATATTTGCACGAATGCAAAACATATGCAGTAAATCAATCTAAATGGAAAGCAGCAAAAGAATTTTGTGCAGATAGATTGATAGAATTTAAGGTCATCACAGAAGAAGAATTAGGCATTAAGTAATGGCACAGGGATTCGGTCAAGAAATAGAAAAAAAATCTAGAAGAATTTCTGCATTAAAATTTAATATAGAAAAAAATAATTATAAACAAGCAGACGATATTATGCTTGCTATTATGGAGGTTTTTAAAACTGAAAAAGTTGTCCCTGAAGTTGGAAAATATTATACCTTCGTATACTCGACAAAAACAAAAAATGTTACTTATGATGAATTCCCACTTGTAGCAGTAACTTCCGTAGAACCTTGGGGATTTCAAGGAATCAATTTTCACTGGGGAGAAATGAGAAGATATACATGGAAAGAAGTTAATGGAAAACTTTTATTAGTAGAAGAAAATGAAATTAATTATATGAGATCTCTTCAATATGCAAAATTTAGAACTAAATAAGTAAAAGACTTCTACAAGTCCTCAAAATATGAGCGAGATCAGATATATCTACAGCGATCAAACTGGACCGTCTCTTAATGGGACAAAATTATATTTTAGGACAATTACTGGTTACGACGCAGATTCTAGTGGAAATCCAATACCAAATGGAAGAACTAGAACATATGTGTATTATGCAGGACAAAGGACGGATATTGGTGCAAAATGGACTCCAGGAGATGAAAAAGGAAACGGATTTAATTCTGGTACATATAAGTTTGTAGGATCTACAACAGATAAGGTAAAAACCTTTGTAAATCCAGAAGGAGAGTCCCTAGTAGATAATCCAACTGTATATACGGAAGAAGATAAAGATAATTTTAAAATTCCGCCGGGGAAAAAAGTAGGAGACGTAGTTCTTAGCACTGAAGCTATAGGGTCATTATATAGTGGATCACTAAACACCGCAGTTCAAAATTCTGTTATAAACACTGCAGTTAAAGTTAAACCCGGATTAGCACAAACTTTAGTAGCAAAACAAACAAATACTGGACAAAGTAATAACAGAAGAAGACCAGGAACTGATGAAGAAATTGAAGAAACTCCTACACCAACAGACGAAGAAATAGTTTCTGAAGATTTAACAGAGGGAATACAATCTTTAGCACAAACAGGGATACCTGGTCTAGAAGGATCTTCAGAAAGAAAAGAATATCCAATTTTGCGTTATCCTATTGATAGAAGTCCAACGCAAGACTATATTCAATTTAATATGTTAGAGTATGGAACTAGATCTCCATTAGAAAATAAGTTAGGTTGGGGGGATAGAACATTAACAGAAATTCCTAAAGGATATGTAACATTGCCAATACAACCCACAATTTCAGATCAAAACTCTGTCGATTGGAATGGATTAGGATTAAATGCATATCAATATGGATTAGCTTCTGGAGCTTTCTCTGCAATGGAAGGTGGAGATCCTGTCAATTCATTTATATCACAGATAGAAGGAACATTGGGGGAAGGTGGAGTTTCAGATGCGCTCAAAACAGCCATAAAATTAGAATTGGCCCAGCAAGCAGTAAGTGCCCAAGGATTGTTATCTAGAGTCTCTGGTGCTGTCGTAAATCCTAATTTAGAACTATTATTCCAAGGTCCACAACTAAGACCATTTAATTTTACTTTTAGATTAAGTCCTAGAAGTGAAAAAGAATCCGAAACTGTTCTTGGTATAATACGATTTTTTAAAGAGGGATCGGCACCAAAAAAAGGTGCGGGAAACTTGTTCCTTAAAGCTCCAAATGTGTTTAAAATTGAATATAAGCATAAGGGAGATCAATCACACCCAGGATTAAATAAGTTTAAAACATGTGCATTGCTGGCATGTACTGTTGATTATACACCAGACGGATCATATATGACTTTTGAAGACGGAATTATGACTTCATATCAATTAAATTTACAGTTTAGTGAAATTGAACCTGTATATTCTAGCGATTATGTTGATAATGGAAAACCAATTTCAGGAGTAGGATATTAAAATGACAACCCCATATTTTAGCAAAGTTCCAGATTTTGACTATGTTGATAGATTTCCCGAATCAACAATCAATGATTCTATAAGAGTTAAAAATTTATTTAAAAGAGGAAAACTTCGCGATGATATTGTTGAAAATCTAAATTTTTTCACAAAATATAAAATTATTGGTGATGAAAGGCCAGATAATGTGGCATTTAAATTTTATGATGATGAATCTTTAGATTGGGTTGTATTATTATCAAATAATATATTAAACATATACTCGGAGTGGCCAGTACCACAAATTGCATTCGACAAATATTTAATAGAAAAATATGGAACTTACGATAAGATCTATGATACTCACCACTATGAAACTATTGCAGTTTATAATAGTTTAAGCGTTTTAATTTTACCTGCAGGTCTTCAAGTAGATAAAAATTATAGTATAACATTCTACGATTATGGATTAGGTCAAGAAGTTACAAAGACAAATATTACAGAGGAAATAACAAATTATCAATATGAAGAATCTAAAGAAAATGATAAAAGAAATATTTACATACTAAAACCAGTTTACTTAAATGTTGTATTAAATGATATTGAAGAAATTATGGCATATAAACAGGGTTCTATCCAATATGTAGATAGAACCCTAAAAAAAGGAGATAATATTAAACTTTACGAATAATCAACTTTCTGCCAACCTTTGAAAATAACTCAGAGCATCGTCTTCTTCGTCGTCATCGCTAGTCGTTGAAGGACTCAAAGAAGAAAGTTGACGACTCAAATCTTCAGGAACATTTTTACTACGATTGTAAGATTCTTCAATCTCTTTCTCTACATTTTTAGAGGAACTGTAGGATTCCACGTAAGATTCATACTCTTCTTCTTGTGCAATCACAGATTGTGATTGAGTTGGAGAAGTTTTTTTGCCCAGAACCATGTTCAAGCGCCGCTCAAGTTCTTCATAAGTTTTGAATTGATCTTGAGAAGTTACTGCAGTAAGTGAAAAACACTTTTTCCAAATTGCTTCGAGAGCATCATCATCATCTAGAAGTGCTTCCGCAGATCCAAACTCGGACTTATCATAGTTCCAATACCCGTCTTTCTTGACAATCTTCAGTTTGAAGTTTGCACCTTGCCAGAAGTCAAATGGATTAATTGGAGTTTCATCCTCAAACTCGGGTTGCATTGCTTCCATAATCTTGTCAAAGATTTTTTTGCCATACTTGAAGAGGAAGACTTTACCTTCATTCTGAGGATTAGTAGGATCCTTTACAACGTAGATGTTAGAGTAGTAAGACAGTTTACGCTTTTGCTTACGAACAATTTCTTTATTTGCTTCAGATCCAGTGTTCCACAGTTCGCGGTTATATTCTCCAAGAGGATCTTTTTGCCCAATGGTAGTAAGAGAGTTTTCAATATACCAACCACCAGGACCTTGGAAAGCATGACTATATAGTTTTGCCCAAGGAAGTTCTTCACCATTTGGAGCAGGTAGAAAACGGATAACTGCAAATCCGTTACCAGTTTTATCCATCTCTGGTTTCCAGAGACGCTCATCGGCACCACCAGAAGTAGTGCTCATCTTCTCAACTTCCTTTACCAGTTTGGAAGTGAGAGAACCCAGTTTGGATTGTTTTTTGAGATCAGAAAAAGACATTTTTATACCTCGGATTAATTGGATTTGGCTTTTGGTACTTCATTATTCTACAGGTCAGTGGCAGACTTGTCAATCTGCTCTCGCATACCCTCAATGATGCTAGACATATTTGAAAATAATATTTTTATATCAACATTTGAAGGCAGTCCCATTAATTTAGCAGACTCTATTATATTATTTTTCATTTGTATCGCTTCGGGATCATCAGAAAGACATAACCTAGTATAAAGAATTTGCTGCTTATCTAAAAGTCTTTGCAGGAGATTGACATGAGCAATTTTTTCCCGTTTCCCCATTACAGGAAACTTAAAAACACTTTGACAAATTTGTTCTTGTAGATCTGAAATTTCTACAATTTCTGAGCGAACTACATCAGATTCAAAAAAACTCATGCTTCCTCTAGAATAATTTGCTTACAAATTTTTTTGTAATGAAATACATCTATATGTATGAACGGCGAATATTTTTTTAATTTTAAACTGACAGTTTCCCAAACAGGATCTTTTAGTTTTTTATCAAAATTATTAAGATAACCAAAAATTTGATCATAAATGATCATTGTTTCTGGAGAAATTTTTCCAGTTAAGAATTTTTTGAGAATAATAGGATGTCCCTTTGAACAATCAAAAACTTCGTCTACTTTATTTTCTCTGAACAAATCTTCAGTCTCTTCCTTGAAGAAATACGTTAATGACTGAACTCTCTTTTGCCATTTTTTATAATTATCTTCACCTTCTCTAATAATACTTCCAATCCACAAATTAGTTGGGTCATCAGAAGATACGAAATTTGAAACAAAAAAATTAATAACTTCTTCTTCAGTTTTATTTCTAGAAAGTTTTTCAAACCAAAAACGATCTTTTCTTTTGTAAAAAGACTGTAAACTTGCTCTGGTCTTTCCTGCATACTTATGATAATCATAAGTGCTTTTGGTAAAGTGATTTTTTAGAGCAAGATAAATTTTATAAGCGTCAAATGGCATCATTAAAAAACTAATATGTGAATTTTTTTGCCGAAATTTTTTTCAGGAAAAAATGTAATCAAATTGGTAATTTAGCACGAGAACTCTTTTTCAAGAAGTTTAGTTCCATTGCTTCATACTTTATCTTTTCTTTCAATGGTTTTGAAAGAAGTTTGGGAACTGATTCAATGTCAATATTATTTTCTGAGCAAAAATGAACTATTGCATCAATATAATTCATCTCCTCATTTATTTGAACCAAAGACTCAATTTCTTTAGCAAACCTCGAAGGACAGAAAAATTTATTTTCTAATGCCTTTTCTAATTCATTCTCCATTTTGCCCAGTATTGTGACGTACAAATTCTTTGATGTATCGAACTAATAACTTAATATAATCCCCTTTGTTTCTTTTGTCAAATACTTTGACTTCTCCACCAGGAGTAACCATTAGAGTAATTAACTTAATTGGAGGAATTTTAGTCAATTCGTAGTATGCAGCAGCATAAAACATTTCTTGGACAAAGTAATTTTCAATCCAAGCTTCTGGTTTAATCTTATCTGAAGTCTTAAAGTCTATAACTGCAAGTTCTCCTTCATATTCAGCAATACAGTCTACTCTTCCAGCAAGTCCAAGATATTCTGAATAAAGAGTTCTTTCAATTGCATGAATATTATTTATCTTATCAAGATAAGGTTTAGCATGAATGAACATAATCTTTGTCATTGGTTGGTAATCATTCCAATCCAATTCTTTATTTTCCAAATAGTCCTGACAGACTTGGTGAAAATCAGTTCCTCTTGCAGTTGCTCTTTTAGTAATACGGTTTGCTTCTTCAAGTCCAACTCTTTTGCGCCAATCAATGAAGATTTGTCGATTATAGAAACTGGTTACTGAAGTAATAGAAGGCACCCACTGCCCATCAGGAAGATTGTACAGACGGATGCCATTAGTTTCTTTCTTTTCTAGTTCAAGATCACCTAAAAAATTACAATGAATAAAACTCATACACCTACTTCCATTTTAGCGAGAATATACTCCTTAACAAATCCAGATCTTACAATGTCTTCTACTTGGAATTCAATAATATCAACGGAGGGCATAACGCGAAGAATCTTCATGAAATCAATAATACCATTTTTTTCATTTGTTTTCACTAAATCTGATTGCGATGCGTCACCGCAAAACATGATCTTTGAATTTTCGCCAACACGAGTAATAATAGAATCTAGTTCATGAAAATTCAAATTCTGAAACTCATCTACAATAATAATAGAATTATCTAAAGTTGTTCCCCTAATAAAAGAAGTTGACCAAAAACCAATTGTACCCTGTGTTTTTAGATTTCCATAAAGCATTTCAAAATCTGCATCTGTAGGTAACTGGAACATATATTTTACCATATTCTTATATGGAATTTGGTAAAGAGAAGATTTATCTTCATGATCTCCAGGAAGAAATCCAATCTCTCTAGTGGCAACAAGTGACCTTACGATATAAATTTTTTCATATGGAGTTCTATCATCTAGAACATCTTGAATAGCATTATAAAGTGTTATAAAAGTTTTTCCAGTTCCAGCGCATCCGTAAGCAACAATGTTTTTGTTAGATTCGTAAGATGCATACAATCTCTTTTGATTTTCTGTTAAAGGATCAATATCTTTCATTAAGTCAATATTGATTGGCTTTTTGCGTTTCATTTGCTTAGCAGTCATTCCAACACCAATCGGTTGATCCTCTTTCCTTCTTCTTGCCATATATAAAAAAAAAAAAATTAAATTGATTTTACTTTTGAACCAGGAACTTTTGAAGCTTTATAAAGAACATCATTCCAACCAGGATGAGATTTTTTAAGTCTGTCATACACCTCACCCATCTCTCCAGAAGAGGGGCAAGTTGTGGGATCAGACCAATCTCTTTCCCATTCAGGATTATCCTTCTTCCATTGATCCCAATCATGAACACTAAGGACCACATCCTTTTGTTCGCCTGTGGTCCTATTAATAACAGGATAAGTTGCCATAAGTTACATAAAGATATATTAATATTTATTCAATAGTCACTGAACGTGGATCAACACATTCGTCACAACCTTCACGAGTCCATCCCAGTGCTTCAGATACAGAAGGAAACTGGCAGGTAAAAATACAACGAATCAGTTCTGCAATTTCCATATGTTCTTTCTGAGTTCCATGTGACGAACGAAGATCAATATAATGGATCCATGACCGCACAGAACCGGTCATATAGAGTCTTGTGGGCGTAGCTAGGGGCAGTACGAACCTTGAACACTCCTTTGCCACTCCCTTCTCCAGCAGACGATCATAGAGTCTCTGAGCATGTTCAAAATGAACTCGGATATCTTCTAAAAGTGTCAATTTCAGATAATCAGGAATATCGTCGATACTGTTTTGGCGGTTCTTTGTATCTTGCCTTCGAAGTTCTGGAAGAGGAATAGCCCCTCCCAAAAGATTTGTATCAGCATATCTTTGCGAGAATTCTTGATATGTAAAACTCCTATGACGTAAAATTTGAGCTGCCAGTCCCCTAGTCGTATTAATCTCTACAGTCATTGAAGCTTGTTCAAAAATACTCCAATGTTGGTGATTAATACAATATTTAAGAAGTCCCGAAAATTTTTCATTGTCTTGATTGTTAGGATTACTTACCCGAGCGCAGTAAGCCATATGCTTCTCTGCATTGGGTGTAACACTAATGAGTTTTACTTCTGGTTTCATAAACTCAAACTCAGTCGGCATATCCATCATCGTCATAAAAAATTTCGTCGTAATCTGAAAGGTGTGTGGTGATTTCTTTGTAGTCCATTTTATGTGAATCTACATCAGAATAAACTTCTGACTTGAGACAATCTACTAGAGACTCAAGATTTCCTATTATTAGTTTAAGTTTTTCCCTATCCATTTTTTAAAAAATCTTACAAAATGATTATACGTAAAAAAAAGAGAGGTGTCAACCTCTCAATAACCCAAACAACTTTTAAATGCTTGCAATATTAAATTGTAAAAAGTAATTATTCATTTTATTACCGCTCTATGTAACTCATAGTATGATTAGTTGCATATAATTGTTGGATAATAATATCACAACCAATTTTTGGATTGCAATCACCACAAGTATAAACATCCACTGCAGCTTTACCTTCCTCAGGCCAGGTATGAATTGAGATATGACTTTCTGAAAGCAAACAAATAACAGTGACACCCTGTGGTTCAAACTTTTTGGAAATAGTTTGAATTACAGTGGCGCCACTTGCAATTGCTGCATTTTCTAGTAAATCTATAAGATAGTTCTCATCATCTAAAAGGACAAATGAGCATCCGTATAAATTAAGTAAATAATGCTTACCCATCAGTTTCCTTCAAATCTCCAATTAAATCACTAACAATTTTTTCGTTTCCATCTATAGTTTTAATAGTATATAAAGAAGATTTCATATACTTCTTAATCTTCTTATATTTTTTTAGTAAGGTTTTTACTTCATCCGTATTTATCGTAATATTTAGATTGTTATTTTTGAATCCAGAATTCATACATTTTCTCCAATTGATTTCCAGTGATCACTATGAAAACTCTCTATCCATTTTATATGATCTACAGTTAGATATTCCTCGTCTTCTAAAGAAAACGGTTCTATCTCTAATTTAGTTTTCCAATTAATATCCTTTGCTGCCATAGTAAATGTGAACATGTTAATATCATCTTCTTTATTTGGATATCTTTCGTCCAAATTATCAATACTTTCCAGTATTTCATTATAATAATCATATTCAACATTCTTTTGATCCAACCAAAAATCAGTGTCATCTCTATGACAAGTTTTGTATTGGCACAATATAAATGATGTCCACCATTTCATGGAATCAATATATTCATTATTAAGAGATTCAACCTCTTTCAAATAATTTTTATTTTCACCGAACATAGTACAATCATAATATTTTGATAATAATTGGGGAAGTTTTACAGAAAAGTCATAAGTAAAAGCTAGACCGGGGGCGTCTAAAGGTTCTAAAAATCCACCAGATAATCCTATGGAACAAGTATTAAATTTAAAAGGTTCTTTGTTATATCTTGGATTAAAATCTACTGTTCTTGGAGAAACACCTTCTTCATCCAAATCGTCAATAAACTCATCAATAGCATTAGAAATGCTTACGTGATTTGTACTGAAAACATATCCTGTCCCGATTCTAGACCAAGTTGGAGTAATCCACCTCCATCCATAATCCATAGTTTTTGATATAGTATATGGGTGAAGTTTATTTTTTTTATCCTCATAAGTTTCATATTCTATTGGACAAAATACAGCTTTATTTGTAAGTAGAACATCAGATAAATCTTGATATTTTTCGTCAAATACTTTAGTGTTTACCTCAGAAGTTCCGCTTGAATTTATATAATAATCTGCCTTTATTCGTTTTCCATTTGAAAGTATTAGTTCCTCAATCAATCCTCGTTCATTTCTAATACAGTCAACAACAGTTTCTTTTACTAGTTTTATTTTTTGATTTTTTAGTGCAAGATTTTTTAAGTAACTAATATACTTTGAAGCATCAAAATGCCAAGAGTGAGATTCTTCTGGTGAAAGAAAAACTTTATTTTCTCTAATTAAATTAAAAAATTTTCGGTTAATCAAATCATGATATTGTACATTTTCCGATTTATTACCAAAAGTTCTCATGTATTGATACACACTTTTAATCTTTAAATCTTTTAATTGTTTTGGTTTTTCATAAGCTTTGAATGAATGTATGAAGTCATTTTTAGACCAATCTTTATAATATACTCCATACTTTACTGTTGCGTCAGAAGTTTTTATAAACTCTTTTCTATCATGATCCTCAATATTTTTATGAGCTCTGATAATAGAAAGAGTAGTAGATTCTCCAACACCTATGGAAGGTATATTTGGAGATCCTATTATTGTTATTTCCGCGATAAAGGGAATAGATTTCAAAATATTACAAGATATCCACCCAGCAGCTCCTGTTCCAACAATACATACATGCATTTTTCAATCAGATCCAAATCCAAGTTTTTCAAATATAATTTTAAAAGGACAAACTCCAGTAACAGCAGCTAAAGATAAAGCAATGGGTGGAATGTAAAGTACCCAGCTAATGACTCCCCAACCAGTTAATGTATTGCCTATAGCAACCACACAAGCAACAGAAAAATAAGTCATTCTTGTTGCCGAAACATTTGATTTAATTTTACGAATAATTTTTTTCATTTTCTTTTTCTTTTCGATTCAGGCGCCTTATATCCCCATAGTTTAGGATTTACTCTTCCATACCCAAAATCAATTTTCTTAATAGAACCAGAACCATACTTGTCATAGTACATATCAAATATCTTCACATTTCTACCACGACAAAGATCCATATGGATTTCACCATCAACTTGATACCAAATTAGTTTGGCATCACTTGGAAATGAAGGATCATTTACTTGTTGCAGAGTTGTTTTTTCTAAAACAATTTCACATCCATATTCGGCAGCAACAATCTTTTTATCTTCTCGTCTTTGTTCTGCCATTTTTTTCTCCGCAACTGCTGTCATGAACGACCTCCCCAGGTAATTTCAGGGTAAGCCTCTTTCACAGTGTCAAAACTTATCTTATATTTAGTTTCAAGTTTTTTGTCCTTTACCAAACACAAAAGTTCTGCTTCTTTTGGATGAAGTCCCTCAAGAATATTAATAAACATCATCTCTCTACGAATTGTAGAAAGTGTATTATTACCACCCTTTACAAAGTGGTAAAGATTTTGATATTCTCTGCGTAAAGATGTGCGTCCTCTACCATCCAAATCTTGCCCAACTGCAGCTTCTCCACCTGCCGCTTCTCTAGAAAGATTTTCAGAAAGTGTGCCAGAGTAAACTGTTTGTTCTGTTGCTCCACCATATGGAACATCGCCTTCAGGAAGAAGTGAAATTACAGATTCATCAAAATTCCAAATAAAAATTGATTTTAACGAATCATGCTCATATGTTTTTAGAACTTCAACTTTTTTTGCATTAATTCTTTGTTTTGAAGCAAGTTCTAGAACTTCAAAAACAAATGGATTTGTTGGAAGAGTTTCGATTGATTTTTCAGTCGTCGTCTTCTTCGTCTTCGTCGTAGTCATAATCGTAATCTCTATTTTCAAATCGTACAGATACTATTTCGTCGGGTATCACCTGCCCATTTTCATCAAAAAACTCTGGGTGTAAATAGGGAGGTCTTGATTCTAGCAAATGTCTATAAGTTAACCAACCAATTATACCTCCTACCATAAAAAAAATCAAGGTAAACATTGCAGTGAATGTAACTACATATGCGGGTTCCATTTGCTTTCTCCAGAGAGTCTATTTTTTTCTAACATCAAAGTGAAATTCTATAAAAAAATGAAACTCTCTTCGGAAAAGAGAAATCATTTTACCAAACTTCACTTGAAATGTTTTTGGTCTTAATGACTTTCTCCTCCTATTCCTAAGTAATAACTCAATACCTCGATTAATTTGAGGTTCTGGTTTATTTAGTTTTTTTCTTTCTCCTTCCTGGCCTCTTGTCATTATTATATCTCCAAGCGTCTTCAAGAATTGCATAAAGATAATTTCGTATCTTTCTTGCTTGTGGTTTTGGAATATGTCCATAACCTTCACGCAATTGTTTATGAATTTCGTCAGCACCACCTTCTAGATATTCGTCCAAATCTATCACAAGATTACTGATTTCACTTGCAGTGGTGCTTTCAATAAACTCTTC